CTTGCTTCAAATTCGCCATATTCACCTTGAGAATAACCTAATCCAAAACCCATTGGACTAGATAAAAATTTTATTTTTTTCATTGCTTTTATTTTTAGAAATAATGAGGGGAGTCGAACCCCTCATTATTTGACATTGTTAAAATTAACCAGTAATCAAATCCAATGTTTTCACTATTGTACCTGCACGCTTGATGGTAGTATCCCAATAAGTGTTACAGATTATTCTTGTTTGTCCTTCTGCTGCTGCTGTGTAAGGGTCAATTACGATATCCAAACCGCCCCACTGACATACTTTTAAGTTACTAAAATCACCTGCGATAACTGCAGAACAATTAGAACTTGAAGTACCTTTTGTTAAGTTATTTGGAAGGTTTGAAGTTACTAAATAAGGAATGTTATTGATAAATCCAGTTGCTCCATTGAAATATGAACCATAAGGAATTAACATAGCACCTGAACCAGTATCTACTGGAGTTGCCATCAATAATGCTTCTGTATTTGGATTGATTAACCAAAATATTTTGCTTGCATCTACGTTACCATTCAATAATGTTTTTCTCATGTTCTGAATGTATGTTAGTGATGGTGCACCTCCATTAGTACCTAAAGCTAAAGTAGCTGCGGTTGCATTTGCGGTGATACCAGTCATTGCATTAGATGTTCCAGTTCCAGTTAATACTTTTCCTTCAACATAAGGATATAAAGCATTTTGTAATGATTGCAATAATTTTGCATCCATTGTCGGATCTTGAATCATCAACTGATTTGATAATAAGATTTTACCTGCAATTCTCTTTGGTGAAACCGAACGATTTACAGTTACTGCATCTGCATCTGCTGCGGTTGCGTTTTCTGCTGCATCTGCAAAAGTCCATCCAGTTGAAAATCCAGTGTAATCTACATTAGGAACCATGCCCATTTCCCATTCTGCACCTACTTTGTCCAATACTCTGTTTGCTCTTAACACATCAAAGAAACCCATCTTATCAGTTTGGATAAAGTTTCCACCTGCACTTGATGAACCTGCGCTCATTGCACGTTTTTGGATTGCGTTTAATGCTTTCAAGTTGATGTAATGACCATTACTTGATGCACCTAATGAGCGTGCCTCTGTAACACCTTCATCTAAAATCTCACGCTCTAAACCAGTGATAGGCTCATTGCGATTGATTGAGTTGAAGAATTTAGTCATTGAGAAATTACTCATTTCTCTTTCTTCTGCATTCATGCCATCATTTGACTTCTTGCTTTGTACTGATTTTTTTGCAAATTTCTCACGCAATTCAGCATCTTTGATTTGATTTTCAAAAGCCTCAACTTCTGATTGAATGTTTCTAAGTATAGTAGTTTCTTCAACTGATAACTCACGCTTTTCAGTCTCCGCTTTGTCTACCAACTCTGAACCTTCTGCTCTTTTTAGAGACTGTAATTGTCTCAATTCTACACTTGTTTTCATGTTGTTTATTTTATATTAAGTTAAATTTATGCTTATTAATTAGATAGTAATTTGAATTAATATCCGTTGGTCTTACTTGCTTTTTTCTTAGTTCAATATTACGCTTGCATGCTTCTATTTCGGTTTCTTCATATGCAGGATTAACCACTGGTCCTACATCGTATAATTTACCAATTTTAGTAATAGTTCTTATGCACGTTCCATCCTCAAAATCTTCAACCATTTGCTCATTAACTGTAAACGCAAATGAACATCCTCTTATATTTTGAAGTTTTACATTTTCTAATACATCATTTCCAATAGTTGTATTTGGTGCTTCAAATTCAAAGTATAAACCTTTCTCATCTACCGATAATTTCAATGTGCCTTCACCATCTTTTGAACGTGCTAATAAGTATTCAGATTCGTGATTAAATAAAGCTACTACATCGCTCATATCACACTCACTAAATGCACCTTCAGCAATAGTTTCTTTATAACCATCCCACATTTCGTAAAATGAATTAAAAACAGCGCTATAACCTTTTATAGTTCTACCTTCTTCGCTTACTATGTTGCTTTCTCTTATGTTAAATCTTCTTTCCATTATTGTTGCTGACCTCCGATTGGCTCTGATTGTGTTAATTGTAAATTCTTTTCTGCTTGACCTTTCCAAAATTCAATAGCTTCGTTTGCAGGTATCATGTTACTTGGTACATAATTTATATTACTTGCTTCATTGTCTATTGTATTCTCGCCCCACATTTTTCTAACTTCATTTGGTGTTATACCACCGCTTGTAAACATTGTTCTTGTTTTGCGTTCCATCGCTGCACTATCACCTCTATAATATACTTGAGTATCAAAATAGCCATCCAATGTTTCACGCTCGTTTATTGCAAATAGTTTCTTATCTGCTTCTTGCTCAAATCTAACTATCCAAGGCATCAATGTATCTGTCAAATACTTAATGTCTGTTTGTTCTAATGAACTATTATTTGTATCTGATAAATCCGATAATTTACTTAATGGCATTCTAAACCATCGTGCAATTTCGCCTCTTATCAAATTTTCAGTTTCTATAAATTGAGACTTTTGAGGATCATAATTCATTTGCTCGAATTTCATCCCACTTGGACCACCACCAATACCACCTTTCGAGAATGAATTGAGAAACATATTAATATATGTCTGAAGTTTCTTTTCATCATTTACACCATCGAAAGTTAGCAAGCCACTCATAGCTGCACCTTCTTTAAAATAATTGCTTGAATAATCTTGAATTGCTAATGCTTTGCCTAATGATTGCAGTTGAAATCCTAAAACAGATTGCCCCACCATTGTATTACCTGCACCTTTGATATGAAATACTTCTTCACTCGAATAAATACCTGCTAATTTTAATGGCTCATAGTTTATAGTGTACCATAAATTTTTAGTATCAGTATCGTATTGAGGATAAACAAAATTAGAATCTACATAGTGAATTTCTTCTACAAATCCGCTTGAATTTCTTACGATATAACCATAACCATTACCTCTACCGATTGCATCTTTTAAAATAGAGTATTTTATATCAAATGGAATTGCATAACCATTAGGTTTTTTGTTTAGTAACTGATAAGCATTGTTTTTTGTAATCCTTGTTTTGTTACCATTAGATTCTGTTTTGATAACTACATAAGGTAACTTACTAATGTCTTCGCAAATGTTACGAATACAAGCATAATAAGTAGCTAATTGATTTACTGACCTCTCATTAACTACTTCACCGCTTTTTGCATAGCCACTAAAAAAATTAGCTTGAGGCATTCCATTAATACCCGTTGCAGGCATTAAATTTGTAGGTGTTTTCTTCCTAAAATTAATTATTGGTAAATACTTTGTAAAAAAGTTAGCCATATACGCTACAAAATTGCAGTATATTTAATTAACTGAAGTTAACTATTTAATATAACCCGAAAAACTTTGATTTTGAAGCCTTAAAGGAGTTATAAGACTTGTATTTGTACTGTCTATACTTGCTGTAATACTCGCTTTCTAAATGATTATAGGCTTCCTCTCCATTCTTAAAGTATGGTAAAAGGTTAAAGAATCGACTAAAATAGCCCTTAATTTGTGTTAAATCGTGTTTGTTTTCAGGTATTAAACTCATATTATCTTACTTTTATAAAGAAATATTCCTTTTCAATTGGCTTTTCTACTTGTGATTGCATATAAGCAGCTATTGCCATTACATTAGCTATCGGTCCATCCACTTTATTATCATTGTTTGATTTGTCAATTTTCATATTGCCTGCCGCATCTCTCAATATTAATATGTTGCCCATCATCCACCGCATAACTGGATTGAAACCATGATTTAATTCTTTGTTTAGTATCATTCGTTCAAATTCGCTTGTAGGTGCGCCCATGCTCATAAAACCTTGTCCGAATGGTGTCATTTCTATACCATCTTGAGTTAATTCGGTTACTAATGTTGTGGCAAATGCCCTATCATAATTTATAAACTTGATTCTAAAATTCTCATTACATAAATTAATTGCATTTCTTATAAGTTGATGGTCTATAACATTGCCATCAGTAAGGTTAATTGCTCCAATTTCTGACCATTCAAGTAAGTTTGAATAGTTTCTCTTATGCCTTTCTTTTGCTGTTAGTTCTGGAAGCCAAAAATAGTACAAACATTTATAATCCTTTTCATCATTAATAGGTGGAAATAACAAACATAAAGAACTAAAATCTTGCGATTTACTTAAATCTAATCCACCATAACAATCTCGACCTATTAAATCTTGAGCATCAAAGTGAGTACCACATAACATATAGTTTTCATCACTTATCCATGTGGTTGCTGTGTCGGTCCATACGTTCAAATACTTGGTTTTAAAGTTTATTTCTTTTGTTCCACTTGCAAGTGCATCGATTAATTCAGATTGTAAGAATGATTGCTTAACAGATACTCCTAAATTTGGATTTGCCTTTGCCCATGTTTTAGGATTTTTCCAATCATCGCCTTCATCTATTGTGAAAATTATAGTAAAATACCTATCGTTTTGTATTTTGTTTTCTAAAATGTCAATACAATATTTTCTTTCTCTAAAACATGGAGAGTTTTTATTGAAACCTGCGGTTGTAATTACATAAAGTAGTGGGTCTATTGTTGCACCCATACCCGATATAATCACGTTATAAATATCATCTGTTTTATGTGCGTGAAATTCATCTATAATAGCTATGCTAGGTTTTAATCCATCTAAGTTATTAGAATCACTTGCAAGTGCCTTCATGTTGTTAGTATCGTAACCTTCAGAAATATTAAACATTTCATATTGTGTAATCCTTACTATACCTTCATCTCTTTCTGTTAGCCATGAGTTTCTAGCCATTTGTTTAGCTGCATTATAACAGATATTTGCTTGGTCCTTTGTGGTCGCTGCTACATAGATATGTGCATCTTTCTTTTCATCATCCGCTAATCCCAACAATCCAATGGCTGCTAACTTTGCTGTTTTACCATTCTTTCGTGGCACTTCTTCGTATGCTTTAATAAATCGCCTTTCGCCATTTTTATAATAAAATCCAAACACATTTACTAAACAAAACTTTTGCCATGATTCTAAAATAAATTGAGTACCATCAACATGATTAATACTTTGAATAAAATTAATTGCAAAGTTTGCTTTCTCCCAATCCAAATAAATATCCTTTCGCTTCAAATCTTTATTAAATCGTTTGACAGCTAACTTGACATACTTGCATGATATGATAGTATCATTTAAGACATCTTTACAATAGTTTTGTATTTCGGTTTGTAGTATCAATTATTTTTAGTTTGTTTTACCTATCATAAATTAATAATTCTAATTCTAATAAATCTAATATTTTAACAATCTTTATAAAATCTAAATTGCCAGTTTTTAAAAATCTCCAATATGTTGTTTCTGAAATTCCAACAGATTTACATAAATCATTTTTTTTGATTTTAGTATATTTTCTCTTAGCCTCTATTTTTTGTGTTATAATCATAAATTTTATTTATGTGAGTTAAAAATTTATCTTTAGAGTAAACATATTTCATCATATTACACATTGCACAGCATACAACAATATTACTTCTTATATACCCACTATTAGAGTCTATTCTATCGAATCCGCTTGGTTTATCACCACAATAAAAACAAGGTTCATTATCTAATCTTTCAAAATCTTTTTCAATCAAATAAAATTCAATACCTTTTTTATAAGCCCTTTTTGAATAGTTTATAAATGTCTTAAATGATTTTCTTTTTATTGACTTAAAATATTTTTCATCTCTTATTAACTTTTCTATTATTAAAGTTTTTAAACAATCTTCAATCCATGTTTTATGTTTTTTCATATATGAAATATAATGTCTTCAAATATATTAAAAACATTTCATATTTGCAAGCTAGCCCAATAAAAAGTTTATCCTATTTTGCTTTCTTGTTTCAATGATGCTAATTTTGTAATCTTTGCTTTTACACCGCTTTTAATTTTAGTCTTTGGTGTTAATCCTATCTGCATTGCTGCTTTCATCATTGAATTGAAATAACCTTGTTGCAGTCCGAATAAAGGATTTGGGATTGGTGTTCCATTGCCTGCATAGGTTATTAAACCTTCTTGTTGAAGTCTTATTTCGGCTGATACCCAGTTCCCATAATTAGAACAATAAGTAATCATTACCCACTTTTCTGCTTCACTCAATTTACCTGATTTTATAAATTCATCATGCTTTTCAATCCATTCAATTTTACCATACTGGTTGTTTTCCAAAATGCTTGGAATCTCTATGTTTTTATCTGTTTTTTTGCTCATTTTTGCTATATAATTGATTTTGACCCACCTATACCGACATAATATATATAAAATAAATTAAACAACGGTTACAAAGTAGCCACATATTTAAACTTTTTACCGGCCACCCCCTAAATCTTGAGGCATTAACTCCTTAATATCATTCTCCCAGATGTTATCTATCATCTCATAGATGAAGTCTCTTTGACTATCCATGTATTGGTCTTTAATGTTAGCTTCAATAAATGTATTCTCTACGTTCTTAATAAAATAGTTTAACTTAGGTAGTGATTGTCTTATTGCTTCCTTCATCATACCATCACTTATTAGGTGTTTATCACTCCATACATAGTTTAAGTGTTCAGTTGCTGCCTTAGCTAACCAATAGGCTGATAGTATGTTCTTTGCTTGATTGTCTATTCTGTTTGCTTTCATTTCCTTAATCTGTTTTGTATTTCTTGTCCTCGCTTGATGTCATCACACTCTTTGCATAATCCTTGTAGGTTTGTCTTATCAAGTGGGCTGCCTTTATATTCTTGTACTGGTATTATATGGTCAATTACTTTTGTTAGTGTTACTAATCCTTTTGCCTTACAACTTACACATATAGGCTGCTCTTTTATTATCTCTGATCTTATGCTTCGCCATTCCTTTGAGTGGTAGTTAAAGGTGTTCTTCCCATAACTTGACCAACTACTATTCCTTTCAGGTATGTGTTGCCATACTTTTCTTTTTGGTTTGGGTGCTATTGGCATATCTTTAAGTACTTAATTAGTTCTTGCTCTATTTGCTCATAGTTAGTCAAGCAATATGCTGATGTCTTATTAGCGTTTAGTTTGCATGAATTAACACCATGAACAAAACATGGACCTAATGAACACATGATGACATCAATAGAATGTGTGTGTGTATAGTTCTTTGTTCGACATTGTGCACTAAATGCACCATACAAACCTAATGCACTCAATCCAAATCCTTCACGAATATGAATAGCAGATGTATCTACACTAATCACAAACTTATATGTTGATAGTGCTTTAATGTATTCTTTGGTGGTCCAGTTCATCATGTGCGCTATATCTATACCTTTAAAGTAAGGTAGTGCTAATTGCCTTAATGATTCACCATCTCCAGTTCTATTGATTGTTGAAGATTCGCTAACTATTAGACACCTATCTATTACTTCATTGAATGGTCTTATTAGTTGTGGTCTACCTTCAATTAATTCTCTACCTATTGACCTGCTAAATATCTTATACCAATCATCTTTACTACCTAATTCTATTGCATCTTCACCTTGCATAATACCTATTTTAGTTAGCTTACTTATAAATTCATTGTAAGAATTAGCTGTGAATATTGGCTCATCAAAGTGTTTTGGTATTGGTTTATTCTTAAACAAATCTAATATTGGCAAATACTTTTTTTGAGTTAAGAATATTGTCTTAGGTGCAATACCACATATACTACTCATTGCCACTATATCACCAATGCCACCGCTACGAACCAATAATAAATACTCATGATTAGAATACTTAGGTAGGTCTTTAGTATTAATAATGTTCACACTATTAACTGGCACTTTAGATAGGTTTGTTTCATCCATCCAATATACTCCATGTTTCTTTAAATGTGCTACGTTTTGCCTAAATTGAACTAAAAAGTAATTCATTCATCAGGATTTAGTAGTGCAAATATTTCATCTTCTCTTTCCAT